CGATTTGACTGGGATAGCCTTAGTTTCCTGTACTGCTTTTGGGTTTGTGTCTTCACTGCCTCGCAGATTATCAGGTACCATCTCCTGGATCTGCTCGAGAGATAATGCATCGATGTTCTTCTCTAGCATCTCACCGACGTTCTTCGTAGCGTTGTTCTGCTTCAGCTTATTGACCAGCTCTTGCTTTTGAGAGTTAAGTGTGTCCGAGGCTTTTGATTTGTTAGCAGCTTCTGTTTGCTTATCGGCGATAGGTTGACCGAAGACATCAGTCGGAATTGGGTTTCGTGCAGTCTTCTGTGCTTGAGCTTTGAGTCGCTCCTCATCGAAGTTCTTGACGTATTTGCCTAGGTTGAGCATTGTCATTGCAGTCTGCTCAGTGATGATGCCTTTCTCTAGCAAAGCATTGACGATTTGAATGTTTATGTTGAGGTCCTCGTCTAAGACGTCCGGCATATCAATAGAGAATTCAATCGTAGTATCGAACTCGTCGGGTTTGATTTTAGCCATACGGTCTATATACAATTCAATGAGCTTTCGGAGTGGTGCCTCAAGTTCTCCCTGCTTTCGGATAGCTTTCTTTATGAGCATCGGAGTTTGCTCAGAGACAGAGGCTTTAGAGCTTTGCACAGCCGTACCGAAAGCGAACTCTGGTGTTTCACTGGCTTGACAGATAAGATAGAAGAGAATGTTTAATAGCGTTGAAGCATCGGCTGCGGTGCCGTCGGCTTGTAGTATCTTTACATCACCGCCATCTCCGACTACTAACATCTTCTGTGAATCCCACTTAAGCATGTAGTTACCATCTTTGTCCTGTTTGAAGTTCTGCTTAAGGAATTGAGACATATTCTTTACACCGTGGATGACTGGCATCGCGGTAGAGTTATATATGTTTCCTTTAATAGCAGCTTTAAGGACTTCGTGATAGTTGGCCATTAAGAAGTATAGGTTTTGGAACTCCGATACGCCGTAGAGTGATCGTGCTTCTTTCTCATTAGCGAAGTGGACGACTGGTAGTTGTCTTTCTTCTAGCCCGCCATCACCTTCATTGCGAAATTCGACGTAGGTGCCAGGAACGAGTGTACGCTTTTCTTGTTTGTCTATAAGCATTCGACGTCGATATGCACGACGGATCTCATCTACATATGTAAGTGTCTCATTGCTGTTAGGCTTATCAGGGTCAGGGAACGATGTGAATATATCGTAACCATCGATTTGATCAGGGCTCATTGGGTTAGTGATGATGTCAACATCTTCTGGTGGTATTTCCACGAACTCACCGTCGTCTTCTACTACGATGAATGTATCACCATCACGATATGAGTTGCGGACTGCCTTAAAGATGGGATCACGTCGGTCTTGTAGCATTCTATTTACGTTGGCCACAGTCGGATTGATTTGCTCGATCTCTTCTGCTTTGTTTATAGGTAGGCCGTCGGGACCAAGTTCTTCATCTTCGTCTAATAGATCAACCGGACCTGTAGCTCCAGTAGGCCCAGAAGCTCCCGATTGATTTGTTGGGCCAGTTGCACCGCTTGGACCTGAAGCGCCAGACGGACCTGATTCTACTACTTCGTTAGTATCACCATTGCTCGTATCATCTTCTTCAGTAACTTCATGTGATAATGTGATTTGAACCGGAGAGCCGACTGAGAAGCCAGCAGCAATGTTGACGATAGGTTTGCCGAAAGGAGCACCGAGTAGATAGTCTTCTCCGTATTCTTTGCCGGTCTTACGATCAACGTACTTATTACCATAGAAGATTGCACGAGCGAGTGGATATGATGTACGTGAAACATCGAAGGTTGAGATGTTTTTATAGCCACCGAACGTAGCTTTGATTTGACCCATTTGACCGAATGGTCCAGGCAGACCATTGCCTTCACGTCCGACCATTTCAGATACTGCTGCCCGAACGAGTAGTCCTGCGTTGGCTAGTCTTGAGGCAAATGATTGTTTTTCGGGTTTCATAGAGTTCCAATCTAGATGTGTTTACCTTATGATTATATACTAGGTCCGATGTTATCGTACATATGGTTCTCGATGGTAAAGCGAACGTCGATTCCACCATGCTGCATGTGCCACTCAAGCGCATATCGCAATGCATCACAGCCGTGGTCATCAGTCTTTTCTGGCTGGTCCGTACCTTCCTTATAGTGATACAATTGCTCCATCTCTTTTGTCAATTGTGGACAGTTTTCTTCATCGATAATGAGCCGACCTTCCAGCAATAATCCACGGATCAATTCGATACCATCTTCGATACGAGTTGATGGTGCAGCTTCAGCCATTTCGTCTAGCCCGTTCTCAGCAAACTTCTTATTCATCTCGAGGATTTGCCCTGCACCACGTGGGTCACAAATCCAGTTCTCTACGCCGTATTCCTCAGCCCATTCGATATAGGTTTCTTCGGTTGCTGTAGTGATAGCAGTCCGTCGAGTGTAATCCTCGGCAAGTACGTGGTACTTTTCAGTCACTGGATCGTATTCAATAAGCAATGCCACGTTCGGGTTGCTTGTACCAAAGTCCTGTCCACAGAAGTGATCCATCCATTTGTGCCACTCAGTCGGTTTGCTGTGTAATTCCTTATCGAACATAAAGTAGATAAGACCTTCACGACTTGGCTTCTCATTTGTCCATTGAGTTCGCCATGTTTCCAATGTCATCGATGTGAATTTGCTGGCAGCATCTTCTACTGAGTAGAATCCATCAGTCTTACCTGCATAGGGTGCTAGGAGATCGTAGAAGCTGATTTTAGAGCCATCGGCATCAGTCTTGACTATATCTTTATAGGGAAGAATATCTTCTAACGTATAGTGCTCTAAGACTCCGAAGATGTTCCAGGTATATACTCGTGCCTGTATTTCACCATCGGCAATCTGATCGAGCAATCGTTGCATTGACCCATAGATATACTTACGAGTCGATGTAAGAATTGTTCGAGCTTTGATTCCTTTTTCTTTGTCGGACTTAGCCATCGAGAAGAACTCCTGCAGTACTTCCCATTTCATTAGCTCGACTTCATCTGCGTTAGATTTGTTCGGGTGCGGTGAGTTCACACCAGAGATAGTACCTGTAAGGATCTCAGTTACAGCACCATTGTGCCATGATGTATGAGACTGAATTGAATTCTCAACGCCAGCCCAGATCTTAGGCTGTTGAATAAAGCGAAGGAAGTGCTTATAGCCACGTATAGTCTGAGGCATGATTGCTGCAACACTGGCAGTCTCATTTCCCGGCTTAAAGTATGCATCTAATGCATTAAGAATAGCTACACCGAAGGTTTTACCACCGTTTCGGTTTGCCAGCAATAGAGCAAGGGAGAATCGTTCAAAAAATGAATCGGCAATAAAGCTGAACACTGAGTCGTGCCCAGGTACTGGATTCTTTCGTGGGAAGGCTATACCCCAAGTGTCATATATAAACTGCCACAGCTCATCGTCTGTTTGCGGTCGGTCGGGATTGTCCTTCAATAACCCCTGCCGTAGACTGGTTAAGAACGAGCTGCTCGAGTCGTTCGATAAATACAGTCCGTCTTCCGTTTGAATCTCCGATTTTATCTGCTTCTTCATATGCTTGTACCACCTTTGCGACTAATAGGTTTAAGATCTCGACCCTGATCGTAATTTCTTTACCCTTTTGTATCTCTTTTTGATTTTTAGCAATCTCACTGAGGTGTTTCGTTGCTGTAACTACCTTGCTAAAATCATTGTCCCGAACATGAACGTAGTGATCTTGTGCCGGCTTACCATCATTGATTCGGTTCTCATTCATTTCTTCTTCACGTGGACATGATACATCGACTGTAACCCACTGCTTACATGTTGTGCAATAAGCTTTGAGTGGGTCGTCCTGCATTTGCACGAGTAGATTTCGAACGAATCCGAGTTCACCTGTTAGGTCCAGTGGATTTACCAAGTTAAGTGCATCTTCAAGACGAGTACCACCCGGAACTTCGAGTACCTGCTTTTTATAATAAGCCGATGAATTCTTAGGCCCAGTAGATTTGCCACCATGTAGTGCACATTTGCCATTAGCCATAGGTGATCTTCGACATAGTTTGCCGCTACCCTTACGACCACGAGACTTAAGTTTTGCCCCACAAATGGGCTTACCGTTCTCGTCCTCGTGTTTGATTTTCTTAGTTCTTGGCATATTTCTATTATATCTTCAATTGCTAAGATTTCCCATGTTTGAGCTTGTTGTGCGTGATTATCCCAATTAGAACAGCGTCCGCTTGATCTTCAGTCGGTTCTTCCCCTATTATTTCTTGTACATATTTCTGAGTAGCTTTCTTTTTGTCCACTTTACGTGTATTGATTCCAAGAAAGCCAGTAAGCTCAGCGGGATTAATGTCAATAATTTCAAGGTTATAAAGAAGACCAACCGAAGCAATGATTCCACGAGTCTCTCCCATTATCTTTGATGTCCGTGGATTAGCAAATCCAGATCTTTTGGTAAATACGTCTTCGATAGCAAGCACGTCCATGTTATTATCACAGACCAGATCAGTTAGCAATTCAAGTAGCTGTTTGTAGCGTTGCATACGGTCTTTGCCCTTAAGCTTGAACACTCCTGAAGCAATGACCTCGCCTTTATTGAGATGTGCCCAACCGCATTTACTGGAGCCCTGATCGATTGCTAATATATTCACGATATACTTTCTATATTGTTAGTGTGTTCTATAAGTGATCGTATCAGACGAGCTTCAGCACTTTCAGGATCGTACTCTTTTATACTACTCTTGATCTCTGACATGTGATTGTTTTCGTCGATGAGAATATACTTAATGCTGTATCTGTTGCCATGCTCGTCGTAATATCGTTGAGTATGTAGGAACATATCCATCTGACATTGTCCGCAGAGCATAATTATCATTAAGCAACTCCCATCAAATTAAAGATGACGATGAGTACCCAGATTGGGGCTGTCAAGACCAGTATGATTCCCAATAGGAACGATATTGCAATCATGAGAGCCAAAACGATGATTGGAGTGATTAAGATCCAACCGATGACTACACCAATATAATGTAAGAACATAGTCTGCTTGCTAGGACTCATTATTAGCTCCTCCCTGCTGGTTTGCTTTGAATTCTAATGTTCTATCCAGCTGTAGCTCTAAGAAGCGCTGTATCGTCTTATAACGACCCCGTTCACCCGTAACAATATTATGATAACGAGCATTAGTCGGATAGATATCTATGAATTCAGGTGTATCGTCCGCCGAGAATCGAAATTGATAAGGAGTTAGCTGACGATATTTGAAGCCAGTTACCTTCTCAATCCAGCGCAGGTTCTTTTCTCGACGTCCGGCACGTACCTGACGGCCATGATCTCGCATTGCTCTAAAGCTTTCACCTAGATCACCCATGTGGCTGCTCCTTCGGTTTACGGATCTCAATACCACCTAGAGGTTCTTCTAGCAATTGAACAGGCTCAGGTAATGTGGCAAGTATACCTTTAATAGCCAAGGTTTGACGCTCAGACAATACAGCAGCATAAACTTTGTCGTCATCTCCTTCAACGAGAAGATAGATTTGTTTGATCTTTGTCATTGATCTTCTCCACTTCATTTAATATTTGATTAGTGCCAACAATAACGATGCCAGCAAAGATAGCAAAGACCATAACGAATACGATCAACAACCCTTTGATATCACCTAGGATCTTTTGTTCTTCGCTCATTTGACCTCCAAGAATTTCTCAACGTTTTTAGTAAAGTCCCGAAGTGCATTTTTCGCAAAGATTACTTCGTGCACTTCATCACCTGCAACGATAGCAACGATCAGATGTGTGCCGAGATCAACAGTAGGAAGAAGCCGTGAAGCTAATGCAAACTTACCTTCGAAGTTAAGTTTCTGTAAGTGACCCATCAATTGAGTAACGTCGAGTTGCTCTAGCTCAGTCGTATTGACGATTGAATCATTAGGCACCTCTTCTAGATTGGATATACGCGTTACGAACGTTGATCCTTTCATTGTCGTCACTGTGCAATATCCGCCGTGACCAGGAACCATCCGAACGTAGACTGTTCCTGTTTTCTTGTTGCGATAGTATCTCATCGAGTTTTCCTCCGTGCAGCCCTTGCGAGCTTATTTTTCTTACGATTTCGATCCCTCTTCCTAACCGATCTTTCGAGACGTTCCTTGGCTTTACGTTCTTGCTTTGCAAGTATTGCACTATACTGAGCCCGTGCGATCTGCTCGGCAATGCCACCTGATGTCTGTTCGTTGATTGCTTCCTCCATTTGCGGAGTCATTATTCCACCTAATAATCCACTCATAATAATATTCCTCTATCTACTTGGTTTTTCATACTTCCTCCTGTTGAGCTTTGAGTTGTTTGTAGCGTTCGTTGAGGTATTTGTTGAAAAGTCTTGTTACTTTTGAGTATCTACTCGATGGTGAGTTTTTATCTCCGATTACTGCTGTAAATGCTTTGATTAACTCATCAATCCGTGCTTCAATCTCTGCCTCTTCACGGGCTTTTTGGATGAGGTCACTAATGAAGGATGCAAGCGCCCCATCGAGGATTGCTCGCTCGTTATTATCGCCAGTACCATGTAATGCTTTCACCTCAAGCAAGATAACATCACCATTTTTATCTGTGCAGAATGTTATTTCACGAACCACTCTGTATGTTGTTACATCTGGTGAATCTCGTAGCTTATTGATACAGGTACAGTAGTACTGAAAATCATCGACATATTGAGAATAGGTAATGTGTGGAGTATGCTGACGGTCGAGCTTACTGTTGAATGAATCGGTACTCATATGCCGTCTCCTATACTATCGCCACCAGATGGCAATGGTTTATCATCGTATGGTCGGTCTAGATTATCGTTAGTGATTCCGTAGGTAGTCATAGCTACTTACTCCCTTCTATAAACTTCATAAGGTTAGCCTGTTGAGCTTTGAGCTCAGCGATACGGTCTCTCACAGTAAAGTTTGTCCCCATTCCGTTTACAGCCATCTGAGCAAAATCACTACTCCTATGTTCTGGGTAAAAAATGAGTGGGGTTCGTTCTTCATATGACCAGCCGTAAATAGCGTTCAGTTCATCTAACCTCGCCTCTAACGCCACACGCTCTCTATCGGCGGTGATGAATTGCATGAGATTTTCTAAACCTTTTTCATTCGCAGCAACTTGGTTCTCTATTGCAGTCGGAGCAACTTTATCAGGTAGAGATATATTGCCAATGATTGACTGTAGCTTGTCTCGCAGCTCCTTATCTTGTTCTGTAGGTATCATACTTCCTCCATTTGTGGGGTCATTATGCCACCGAGTAGTCCGCTCATTACTTATTCCTCACTATGATATTAATGTCGCCAATTGCAGTATCTTGGATGTCGTCATATGCAGTAACATGGCCAAGCTTACGAATTTCAGGCCATTCAGTTTTGCTAGCATATCTCCAAACGTATTTATCAAGTCCGAATCGACGTCCGACCATTTCCGCGTATTTTTTACCACCTCCGGACCAAATTACAATCTTCACATTTTTAGCTGTAGATAAAGCTTTAAGTGTATCATGCCATCGAGCATGAGTTAGCTGAACTTCACCGTTTTCATCAATTAATGTACCATCAACATCGAATGCGTGGATCAATTTTTGCATACCATTTTCAGTATAAGGTAGTCCTAGCTCTGCATTCTTTCCGGTCATGATGCTACCACGTCATCGCTAAACTTGCGACGCCTTGAGCCAATTAAAATGTAGGTTACTGCATGCGTATCGATAGTGTCACCATGCTGGAAGTCGAGTGCTGAAAGATTCTTACCCTCAAGATCCTTCGAACGTGCACTACGAATATATTTATTGTTGTTATTGATATCCTGACCGTAGACGTGTGCGTCGTTGATCCACCAGTTCTTAAGCTTAATAATTCGTTTATGTTTGACTTGAAATACTCGTCGTTCTTGTGGTTTTGGTTGTGTCGCGATGTCCATTAGAATAGTGCCTTCCGTGTTGTTTTATCTTCTACTTCTACTACCTTGGTTTTACGTTTCTTACGAGTTTTAGTTCCGCCTGCCTCCTTCTTAGCTTTTCGTTTTTTCTGGGCCTCGGTTAGCTCATCGAATTGATCCCAGTCTTCATCAGGCCATGCAACTTCAAGTACACGTTTGAGGATAGCATAGACTCGAGTGTTCCAGTAGTAAACATAGTCGCAAGTGCCACCCCATAGTTCAGGGTGTACACCCTGCAAAGGTTTACCTTCAGTAGCAATAAATGGAATATATTGACCAACGGATAAGCCTTCATGCAGCACATCTTTTGCATCCAGATAGACCTGTGCATGTGCTGGCAATTTACCACCCTTCTTAAAGGCAACAAATTCTTTAGGATCTTTGGTAAGCTTTTTATAGATTGTGATTTCTTCAGGTTCAACATCACCTGCTAAGATTTTAGCCTTCAGCTGAGTAAGCCAAGCCTGCACTGTATCGAGGTCTTGATCATCTTTCACGATCATATCAAATAGGTGCATTTGAGCATCAGCCCCGATCTTGATAGTGTCTCGCTTCTTAGCTTCAAAGCCAGTTAGAACAAACTTACCATTAGCAAGTAACCCAGTATATTTCTTCTTACCGGTAATGAGGAACTTATCGAACGATTTCTCGTAATCCATGACCATGAATGATTCACGGATATTGAATTGCTCTTTAAGCAAATCAGCCTGGTAGACCTGTAGCTCGTCCGCTAAAGACTGTGGGTCTATGCCATCAGGTATCTTTACGAATATTGAGTCAGTGTCGCCATAGACGGTCTCATAGCCCTTATCTCGCATGAATTGTGATGCGTTTTTAATAAGGAAATGGCCCGTCCGAGTAATTGACTCAGCCATTGCATGATGGTAATACCTAAAGAACGGTGCTCCGATGATACCATACATCGAGTTAGCTAGGATCTTATAAACATATTGCTTCTTGTCTAAGTTCTTATACTCGAAGCTACTAGGGTCCAGTTTGGGCATCTCTTCTTTGCGCATTTTGTTACGGATGACAACCAGCTCGTGAATAAGTGCCGGGATAACTCCTCGCTCGCCTGCATATCTAACATTAGTTGGAGTGCCGATATCTGATCCGAGCGGTTCAGCTTCTGCAACGCGAGTAAAGGGCCCATTTCCTTCTTCTTCAATGAGTCCAGAGTTCCATTTCCCATGAAAAGTCTCTGGCGAAACGTTAAACGTCCTAATGATACTTGGATATAGAGAGCTGAAGTCGAATGTGTGGATTCCAGTATGTCTACCAAGGACTGGGGTGAAAACGTGTCCTCCGACATATGACGTTGTAAAACTTTCTGCTTCGTCAACCACGTTTCGTAGTACACTTTTATAGTGCACCCCTCTTTTGTTGGCAGCTCGTACAATAAATTGGTCGAGCACTCGGCCTGAAGTTTTTTCGTTAAGTCGGGCACCACAAATATGCGCTTTAATAATCGATAGGTCAACGATACCCGTTTTATCTTCAAGTTGGTCCAATAAGTGGACATCCCTGATGTTATATTCCTTAAGGAAAGCTGGATCATTTTTGAACATCTCCCACGTTGAATATCTAGGAATCTTACCGACACCTAAGAAATATGTTGCAACGTCATTTAGTTTGAAAGAACGAAACTTCTTCACCATTTCGGTGTCACGGCCATAGACCTCTTGGAATTTCGTCAGCAAGTCGAGCGATTGGATGCCTTCAAGCAACCAGAACTCATCCCACAATTCGTGATGTATTGCACGAGCTTTAATGTAGGGTATGTCGAATGCATCGGAGTTCCAACCGATCATGACATCATATTTTGCAAACAATTTGAGCATTCCCTTAATGAGTGCCCGTTCATTGTCTGTGCTTTTATAATAAGTCTTTTTTGTTCTCGGATCATATGCTGCAAATGATATGATTTGATCACGACCTATTTCAATACCATTGCCTCGATCGTCGGTCTCGATGTCGAAATAGATATTTGAAAACTTCTGACCCATTTCGGCATCAGTGTCGATCATGTATCGTTGATATGTAGTTAGATCAGCTTCATATGTCGGAATCCCAGCATCCTTGAGATCATACATGATAGCCATCTTCGCGTCGGTCTTACCCTTAGCTCGTTTTGATTTGCTATAATTACCGTTCTGGCAATAGATCCTAGTCCACTCGGGATTCTTTTCTTGTTCGATTTTATCAATGTAATGGCTGCTCGGGCAATTCCGAACAGCCTCCACATCTTCAGACCGAATAACGAAGTACCATTTGAAGTCTTTAATGACTTCATGCAATTTCGGACCGGGCTCATTGCCCTGCCACTCGCGATAGTAGATGTGCACGTTGCCATCATGATCGTCGTGAAATGCTACGTTATGTCGTTCCATTGGGGTTTCCAATCTGTGTTATTAAAAAGTTTTTGGGAGATCTTTCTGGTATGCGTGTAGTGAACCACCAAAGTAGATCAATCGGCCTGGCTTGACTCCGACTGCTTCTGCGATATGATTACGGAGTGCATTAGCCATCCAGATATCATAACCGAAGTGAGTCATGAAGTCGTTAGATCGCATAGTGTAAATTACATCAAGTTGACCATCCCGAATCATGAACTGATAGTACATCGAGCACGGTACGCGCTTCTTACCAGCACGATTGTCTGAATCTTGTGCACCTTCATAGATCGTTAGCACTGCCTGGCGAGTTGCATCGTCGAATTTGAGAACGTCAATAGTCTTCTGTAATTGATAACGAATACGTTCATTGTAAGTGTATGCGAATTCACCTCCATGTACGAACTCGGCCCATTCGTCTCGGAGTTTATATGCTTCACCTGGATTTACGTGATCTGGACTTGTGCGTTCCTTGAAATCAGCATAGCACCATTCTAGGTTATCGCCACGATCTTTGATCATCTCGTCAATATCAGAGGTGTCCATAATAGCGAATGCATATGCAGTCAACTCAATAGTACTAAAGTCTTCGTTGCCTTCTACTTTCTTATCTTGCATCGTTTTTGGTGCAACACGTACGCCCATTTCAAATAGATCGCGGTGCACTTCACTTTGCATCTCTTTAGTATTTGCGAAAATTCTCACTATCTATTCCTCCGTGTTTTCTTCTTCAGTTTGTACTTCGTCAGCTGTAGTGCCTTCGGGAACTCGGTCAGCTACGATATCGAGCTTGTCAGCATTCTTAGCAACTTCGTCTCGCCACTGACGGTGAGCTTTGTTGATAGCGCCTGAAGCCTTAGAAGCTTCAATTACTGTAGTATAAGGCTCTGGTGTAATAGTTACCTTGAATGTTTTCTTGGACATATATCCTCCTTTAGTTGTATATTGATAGTACCAGATTTAGTCCGGTTTGTAAATATTTTTTGCTATTTTTGATTGTTTGAAGATGTTATTTTCTGGTTGTACTTGTCTTTTAAGAGCTTTCGCATTCGAAAAAATGTCCACAACTCAACAACAAGATCATCTTTCCAAAACTCTTCCCGATGCCGCTCGTTTACGTTGTCTAATATAAACGTAGCCAT